CATTTTATTTCCCCTTACTGAATCTAGGAACAGCTATGCATCCACAATTATAGTGTGCCCTAAAAGTCCCCTCTATAGGACCGGCCTGGGACAAACAATAGTCACAAGCCCCCGGCTCGGTCTCCCAGTCGCAACCATCGCAAAGCGGGTCTATTTCCGCAGTCTGCGTTATGATATCTCGTCCTCCGGAAAGAACAAGAGACTGTGCCGCACCCGCTATATTGTCAGGACCAGCCTTGGCTAGCGCGTTAGATATATGGTCAGGAGACAGCGACATGCGTTGAAATTTGGCCCTACCGCTATGCCCGGACGCGACTGACATCAAATTGTAAAATCTAGTCCCCATAGCAACGCTATGCTGATACCTTGATGCAATAAGATCAGTGACCTTGTCTGCCGGGATAGCGGACGCGGCTGCAAACACATTATCGCCCAGAATGTTCTGGACGGTCATATATCGATCAGACGCGATCGAATGGAGTCTAGTCACTAGCTCGTATATCCATAAGCCATGAAAGCACTAGTCGCAGGAGAGCTTAGAGTGCTGCCGACAGTCGGCGGACCAGCTTGACCTGAAAATGTCACCGCATTTGCCGGGCTTATGGACTTAATGGTGGCACCTACTCCGCCTGTCGCTGTTACAAATGACGGCAGAGTTCCGCCAGTAGATATGCTTATTCCTATCAGATAGATTCCTGATGTAACAATAGTGAAAGGCGATGTTAGTGCCAAAGTATTGACAACATTAGTTCCAGAGAACAAAGTAGAAGTCTTGTCTGCAGAGTTTGCGAGAACCTTAAAGGTAGAATCAAGTAGTGTGTACCAGCCGTGAGTAGCAGTTCCTGTCTCAGCGACAGATGTAAATGCAAAAGATATGTTGGTAACAACAGTTCCTGCAGCTAGCCATACTGCTGCACAGTAAAGGCCGCCTGATGCACCAAGCAGTGTAACACCGGCCGTTGCAGTAGCCATAGCCCAACGAGGGCAAGTTTCAGATGTAGCGCCGCTAGGAAGAAATCCCACTGAATTGCCCGGGATGAGACCGTGAGCATGATCTGACCGGGCCTCAGTCGTATTGGTACCATTAGCGCTGGATAGACCGAATGAGGTCTGCGCGACCACATTTCCGAATCCCTCGCGGCCGTGAACGTGATCAGAACGGGCACTAGACCCGGCGGCCCCCGCCGCCGGTGAGTCACCTACAGCCGAGCTACCCGATATTGCGAATGTCGAGGTAAGTACCGGATTAGCCCCGGTTCCTGCGACAGTGATTGACCCATCGGTGCTGGTAATAGAATTAACAGCGCCTGCAGGACCGGTTGCTCCCGTAGCCCCCGCTGCTCCGGTAGCTCCAGTTAGTCCCTGGATTCCTTGGGGCCCCGTAGCCCCCGCTGCTCCGGTAGCTCCAGCGCTGCCGGTCGCCCCGGTTGGCCCGGTTGGCCCGGTTGGCCCGGTTGATCCGGTGTCGCCTTTATCTCCCTTAGGCCCGGTTGGCCCGGTTGGCCCGGTTGGGCCCGTAGCTCCAGCGGCCCCGTCTATTCCCGCTGCTCCGGTCGAACCCGGCGGGCCCGCAGGGCCTACAGAACCATCAGCACCAGTAGCTCCTGCCACTCCTTGAGGGCCCGTTGCACCAGTCGGCCCGGTTGGTCCTGTATCCCCGGTTGGTCCTGTATCCCCGGTATCTCCCTTAACGCCTTGTGTCCCTGTTGGGCCCGGATCACCTTGTGGGCCCGGAGGACCTACAGATCCATCGGCCCCATCGGCTCCTGGCGGTCCTTGAGGGCCTACCGTAGCTATCTCGACTACCTGCACCGATTCAGTATCGACAACGATTACTTGAGATGGATCGCTATCCGACTCTACTACCGAAGTCTGAATTTCAGTAATCTGTACTGTCATGATGATTCACCTTCTTTGGTGAATTGTCCTGAAAGCAAGCAGAATATTATCCCTGATGGAGGAGTAAGCATAAGGCGGTAACTGGCCTCAGAGAAATCCTGTACTCCCGCGAATACCGATGCAGCGATCACAGTTTTCACTGTTCCTGCAGTTCCTCCTAGAGTAATATCTGACGGGCTAGATACGTGTATCAACTCAGAGTTGTTCAGGTCGATGTAAAAATCAGCAGAGTATCCGGTCAGGTCGGCAGGGTTTACTCCATCAGGAAGGTATGTAACTGTCCTGTTAAAGTACTCCCCGTTGGTGATCCTGAACCAGTAAACTCCAGCTGACATATCAGATCGTGTTCCCTGCCGCGTCTTTCCAGGCGGTTCCGTCCGAGAAACCAGGGATATGAAGAGTGGTGTCGTAGTAGGCGTTACCTGCAGCGCCAGGGCTAGGGCGACCAACTGTGGCATGGGTGACCAGAGGTATTCCGGTAGCCCCTGTAGCGCCGGTAGCTCCGGTAGCTCCGGTAGCTCCGGTAGCGCCTGACCCGAACACAGACCAGGCAGTCCCGTCCGTACCGGGAGTTACTGCCTTGCAAGTCCGCAGGCATATGTAGGTAGACCCGCTATAGGTCACCACCACTCCCGGCCGATAGTTAACTGAAGCGCTGTACACTCCGTCGAACTTGACGGTATGGCCGTAGATTTCTTTGCCCTGGTATTCAGTCATGATTACTTACCTCCACTTTTGTTTACTGGTTGAGCGGGACGCCTTTTCTTTTGGACACCAGCAGGAGCGGGAGCGGTAGTAGGACCGGCCGCAGGGCCGCTTCCATCAGTCTTAACCGCAGGCTGGCTATATCCGGCAACATGCCTGACCCCAACAGAGCCTTCCTGGTACGGCGAGGATTCGGACGGGTTATCTGTCATCATGTCCCCGGTAAGGGAGGCGTTGATGAGATCATTGAGTTCCTTGAGAGCGCCTTGCTCCGTTGCCACCTTGATCCAGGAGTTGACGTCATCCGCCGTAACACCAGGAATCTTCCGCCAAAGCTCGGTAACAGGTACGCCTAGCATCTGCGCGCATTTCCCTAGCGCGTCGGTAGTGGCGGCAAAAGACTTCGCAGAAGTGTCTCGCCAGATAACAGCACTATTGATGTCCTTCCATCCATCGGCGTCGCCTGATGCCTTGGAGGATAGACGAAATACGTTTCTCCATGAATCGGTGAGTATACCCTGGAGTTCAGATATCTTTCGATCAAGACCGTCGCGAGCGGCAGCGAGAGCTTCCGCACTGAGGTTAGATATCTGTCCGAGGAGCTGATATGGAGGCACTTGTGCCATTGTCGCCATATGACTGATGGACTTCTCCCGGACATCCGAGTACTCCTTCAGCGGTGACTCGGTGAACTCTCCAAATTTAGTTTCTGAATTCTCTGCCGTCCATACCCTGTCTACACCAGGATTGAACGGAGCGGACGGGCGGCCTTCCTCATCAGTTGGCGCGGACATTCCGGTAACCCACCTCTGACGGAATGCCGCGTACTGCTCTGTCATCATCAAGTTGAAATTGCTGAAGTTAATCTGATCTTGGACGTGAATGATCGGCTCGACTTCTCCGGTTACATCATCTTCGCCGTCAAGATCATCATTATGCATGAACCTGACTACCGGGCAAATGCCCATTCCGTGATCAGCAACAGCGGCACCCTGGATCATAGGGTCATCATCTTCCATGATGTTGAAGCCAGAAGCTCCGTCAGCGCTACCTGTCATCAAATAACGGGAGTTATCGTCATACAAAGCAACGATTCTTCTGGCTTTGCCCGGAGAAGATGCATCATTCAGAACATACGTTTCGATTGCCAGCTGAGGCCACTCATCTGAAACGTCAGCGTACAACGCGGTTAGCCGACGAGGAGAGCAAGGCCGGATAACGGCCGTCTTTACCGGTTGCGCTGAATCATCCTCTGTCGCCAGCTCAGCGGGGAGAACGATGCAATATGCTGAACCGTACTTCAGGATCGATCTGTGAACTCCATGTTGCCTAGAGATCATCCGATTCACTTTGAAGGCAAGCCATCCCGGCTCGTCCGCCTCCGTACCAGATATCTCGGTATTGCCGCCAAGTTCAGGGGTCTTTGCATCAGAACGGCGGTAACCGTCCAAGTGAAGATTTTGAGATATCCCGCTAACAATCAATGGAATGAAATTCTCGCGGGAAATTTTCATTATCCATCTGTACTCATTTGACGCGCCTTTTGGCGCATAGACTGGATCGTGTCTACCATGCATGTATCTCGCGATCCGGTCTAGACGGGCTTGCTCAGCGCCTCGCATCCGGAAAACTTGACCAGCAATACTGGTGACATCATCCGAAGAGACTCTCACGTATCAACCGGCCCCTCGTGTGTAACGTCTACAAGCTCTAATCATTTAACCGAAGTCTACTCTACGCCGGGGCCGCCCGTCTACCGGGAGTTATTCCGTTTATGCATACGGGTCCTAGCCGAAGCTCCATACTCTTCCGGACTTAGGAGGATCATTAGCAACCTTGCTCCCCAAGTAGAGACGCCTAGCGTGTCTTGCGATAATCATCGAAACAGCAGCGTCGATCTTCTTTGGTGAATCGTGCGTTACCTTGCCTATAGAAATACCATGCTTGTTAGGTCGACGCCTAGCATTAGAACAATGTCGGCCGATCACCCCGCTACCGTCGTGAGCGAACTGCTGTATATCGCCTGAAATTTCGCTCTCCACCATCTCGCAAGCCATGGTGAACTCAGATACGTGGCCTCTCATGTCCCAAGCAATAGGCTGAGGGTCACGCCCTCCAGGAACAGACCATACCTTCAGGCGATCTCGGTACTTCTTGGGCCAGTCAATTTTTGTAAAACTCTCCCATTCCCGGACATCCGCGAAGAACGCTACCGGGTTGAATTTCTCGAATGCTCTAGTCACCGCATCATCAACTTCATCGACAGGCACCTCATGAAGATCACCGTCACCCCAGTCGGTCTCCCAAGTACCAAGGTCGAAAACAAATCCATCGCTGATACGGCAACCAATAAGTGATGTAGCATCCCGACGGATGGAGCCGTCAAATCCCATAGCAATATCATCGCCTCTTTCGACTCTCGCTTCAAGATCAGCCCATCGAGTCCAGTTAC